CTGTCGAAGGTAGTTCCAACTCATACGTCGGGGTCGCAATCTTTGGTAAAGGCATAATATCCTATAACAATGTCAGTATATTTATTTAGTGGGTTTATCTAGCGGTTTAATAATCCAGATGTAATTCCACCAGCAATATCTCCAAGTAGATCATTACCTGTTAAGTTATCTACAGCATTATTCACAAAGTTGCCAGCAGCATTAGCTAATGACTGCTGAAAAGGATCCAATATACTTGTTGGTCTTTCTGGTCTTAGTCTAGTATCAACCACATAACGAATATATGTCATTCCAACACTACACTTTAATAAATCTGATCCATCATATGAAACAGGCATTGAAGTTATCTGAAGAGGATAACTCTTTATAAACTGATATGTCATTGCATTATTATAGTCTTTCTCAAATTTAGTTACTTCTAATCCAGCAACAGTATATGTGTCTGGATATCTGACTCTATATGCATATGAATTAGACTTAGCAGAATTCTTATCTTCACTAGTAATAAATGATATCCAATCCTCAAAGAACTTAATAGGCAGATAATTTTCAGAATCAACATAGAACGTTAAATCTATTCTATCATCATATATTCTTCTATAAGCATGTCTCTCAGTTACTCCATGAAAATCATTATCAATCTGGTGTGTTGCAAGAGAAGATCCTGGAAGACTTGCTTCTGAACACATCAACTGAATCTTACCCTGCCTATTCTGTCCTCTATATTTTGAAAGACCAGAAGGAATGTCTAATCCAACTTCAAAATGAGAAGTTAATGCGGGTGAAAGTAAATTTGATTTAATGTCTGAGACTGACCTTTTAATAGGCATTTATAAATACTATTTGACATTATATATTATGTATAATAGATGGCTGAAAGTAAAAAGAGTATCTTTAAACCAACTCGACCAAGAAAGTATAGTGGCAATGTAAATAATATTATATGTCGTAGTTCTTGGGAGAAAAAATTTTGCAAGTGGTGCGATCTAAATGAAAATATTATACAGTGGGGAAGTGAAGAGTTCTTCATACCCTACCATGCTCCTGATGGCAAGACCCGTCGTTACTATCCAGACTTTATAATCAAAGTAAAAGAAAGTAATGGAGAAGTTAAAACCTATGTTATAGAAGTTAAACCTGCCAAACAAACCCGACCACCAAAGCAAAGAAAAAAGGTGACACAATCATACCTCTACGAATGTAAAACCTATGCAACTAACCAAGCAAAATGGAAAGCAGCAAATGAATGGTGTAAAGATAAAAGAATTGAATTTAAGATTATTACAGAAAGAGAGTTGGGTATAATATAATGCCAAGAAAAACACTCAAACAAAGAGCAGAAAGAGATGCTGCAAGAGAACAGGAAGACTTTGGATTTGATAATGCTGCAGAACAAGCAGAAGATAATCGTGTCAAACAATACTTAAGTGATCTGAATAATAGAACTAATGATCCTGAAGATATGATGTTAGAAATAATGGGTGCATTGAATGATACTGTTACTCCTATACCTGAAGTAGGAGGTTTCTATACCTTTGTATATAATGCCAAGACTCCTGGAGAAACTTACGATCAACATCCTCTGATTGCATGTACTTCATTAGAAAGATGGGGATTCAAAGGTATTAACTTTCATTGGAGAAAATCAAGGAACTATACATGGAATGAACTAGCAGGACAACTCTATATTGTCCAACGAAATGAACTTGATGATCTCCTTGCAATACCGTATGGCAAATACATACTTAATCCTCGCTAAATAATAAAAAAGATACACTATAATGGCAGTTATTACCAGTCAGATAGCAAGAATAAGAGTTGGTCCTAATTCTAGAAATAAGACCACAATTTATACTGCCACAAGAGTTAGTGGACCTGAAGGAACTCCTCCAGAATATACAACAGAGATTATACAATATACTGATGCAAAGGGAAGTGGTGGTGTAGTAATAGGAACACGAGGTATTCATGATACTGATAGAGGAAAAATAGTATGGAATTCGAGCTCGTCCGAAACCGTAAAGAAATATCAATCTACAATCGCAAAAGCATCTACTACCCAAGTTAGTTCTGTAAAAAATGCTATTGCATTCACTGCAGACGAAAAAGCAGCACTTAATTCAGTATCGGGTTCTAATAATTCAGCAGTAAATTCAGGAACAGATTCAGCAAGACCAGCAGGACAAACAAAATCTGAAGCAAGAGAAGACTGGGATCCTAATTTTGGACAAGGACAACGAGATGATTTTAATGCTTCTACTGAAGATGCTAGTGTAGATGAAAATAAAGATCCAAATGGTGTTTCAAGTAAAAGTGCAGCAGGAACTAGAGATAGTTTTGATGCTCTTCTAGTTTATCCAACAACTTTAAGACAAAGTAATCAAGATACAATTCATTTTACAATGATGAAATATGTTCCTAAAGGACTTGGTGGTGGAAAAGATCAGTTTGGTGGCGGTGAAAGAAAAATAGATGCTTCAAGATCAATAGGAAGAGTAGTTCTACCTATACCTGCTGGAATTAATGATAGTAATAATGCTAGCTGGTCAAGTGGTGAAATGAATGCTGGTCAAATGGCACTTGCAGGAATTGCTCTTGATGGTATAACAAAAGGTCTTGAAGAAGCAGGAAAAACAGCAGCAGATCAAATTAATAAAGCATCAGGAAAAGGTGCTGGTGATGTAAAGGATGCAATCGCACAAACCATTGCAGGTGCTGCTACTGGTGATCAAAAAGCACTCATGCAAAGAGCAAGTGGTCAGGTAATCAATCCTAATATGGAAATGCTTTTTGGCGGTCCTTCAATAAGAGACTTTAGTTTTTCCTTCAACTTTACAGCAAGAAGTGCAGCAGAAGGTAGAACTATTCTTAAGATTCTTAGATTCTTTAAGCAAGGAATGTCTCCTATCAAATCTGAATCCAACCTATTCTTAAAATCACCACATACTTTTCATTTAGAATATAAGAATGGAAACAGATCTCATAAAGCATTAAATAAGTTTAAGGAATGTGCTTTAAAAACATGCAGTCTTCAGTATACTCCCGATGGTAACTATGCAACCTTTGAAGATGGAATTATGACCAAGTATTCAATGACCCTAGCATTCAGTGAACTTGAACCAATATTTAATAGTGATTATGCAGCATTCTCCCAAGACGAAATAGGTTATTAAAATGTCAAACTACTTCAGTAAAGTTCCAGATTTTGAATACGTTAGCAGACTTCCTGATTCTAAAATATCAGACTACATTACTGTAAAAAATCTATTTAAAAGAGGAAAATTAAGGGAAGATATCTTTCAAGACTTAACCCTCTTTACCAAATATCAAATAAAAGGTAATGATAGACCAGACAATGTTGCCTTTGATTATTATAGAGACTCTAAACTTGATTGGTTAGTATTAATTTCCAACAATATTCTTAATGTGCAAACTGAATGGCCACTATTAACAAATGAATTTGACAGATACCTAATAGACAAATATGGAACTGTAGGGATAGGAGAAATTCATCATTATGAAACAACTGAAGTAAAGAATAGTTCTGGTGTAATCATTGTCAAAGCAGGGTTAACATGTGAAGCAGATTACTCTGTTACTTTCTACGATACTCGTGTTCCTGGTTATACTACTAAATCAAATGTTGCTGTGCCAGTAACCAATTATGAATATGAATCTAAAATTGAAGACGCAAAAAGAAATATATTTTTACTCAAGCAAAGATATGTAAATATTGTCAAAGATGATATAAATGATATCATGCCATATAAAAAAGGTTCTACTCAGTATGTGAGTAAAACCTTATCTAAGGGAGAAAATATTAAACTGTTTAAGTAATTATTCCTCGGCTAACTTTTGGAAGTAACTTAAAGCATCATCCTCTTCTGAACTAGCAGATGCTACAGGAGCAGCAGCGACTGGTTCTTTGCGTTCAAAGTTAGGTTTGAAGGAACGATTGTTGTCCTCCTCGAATACCTCTTCATCTACACGACGAGCAGGCTTCTTATGACCTAGAACATAATCAAGACGCTTCTTCAGGTCATCATATGACTTGAATTGGTCTGCAGCACTGACAGCAGCAAGAGAATACTGCTTCTTCCATAATGCCTCTAGTGCATCATCATCTTCAAGTAGAGGAGATACTGTATCGAACTCTGACTTATCATAGTTCCAGTAACCATCCTTCTTGACGATCTTCAACTTGAAGTTTGCACCTTGCCAGAAATCAAAAGGATTGATTGGGGTCTCATCCTCAAACTCTGGTTGCATTGCTTCCATAACCTTATCAAAGATCTTCTTACCAAACTTGTAGAGGAATACTCCACCCTCATTTTGAGGATTGGTAGGATCTTTTACAACATAGATGTTTGCATAGTAGGAAAGCTTACGCTTCTGTCTACGAACAACATCCTTATCAGATTCATTACCACTGTTCCAGAGTTCACGATTGTATTCGGAAACTGGATCCTTGCCACCTGTTGTGGTCAAAGAGTTTTCAATATACCAACCACCTGGTCCTTGAAATGCATGTGAATACATCTTTACCCAAGGGATGTCTTCACCCTCTGGTGCTGGTAAGAAACGGATAACAGCATAACCGTTACCTGTTTTATCTACTTCTGGTTTCCAGAGTCTTTCATCTGCTCCACCGCCAGTAGTACTCATCTTCTCCACTTCTTTAACTAATTTTTGAGTTAAGGATCCTAGAGAGGATTGTTTTTTTAGGTCTTTAAATGACATTCGATTTTGTTTTTAGATTTGGCTTGTGTATACCCAGTTTACATCTTAAATTGATCATTGTCAATCTGTTTCTTCATAATCTCAACCATTTCATTCATATTCTTAAAGAATAAATTCATATCAATGTTAGCAGGAAGTCCCATAGTAGTTGCTCCCTCTATGATTTGCTCCTTCATCTTTTTAGCTTCAGGATCATCGGATAAACTAACACGGGTATAAAGGATTCTTTGCTTCTCCAGAAGTCTCTCAAGCACTTCTACATGATACTTTTGATCTTCTTTAGGCATCGATGGAAACTTAAAGACGTTATTGTAAACTTCTTCTTGAAGTTCACTAACCTCTGCCATCTCTGCTCTCACTACTTCTGAATCAAAAAAACTCATTCTTCCTCCGCAGGTGTTTCTTCATCGCTCTGTTCTTCAATTTGTTCTAGAACATCAATAGCACCCAACACTTTTAACAATGTTGTGCGATTAGTTTCTAAACTTTGTTCTAGTTGTATTTTTTGTTCTTTTAAATTTTTAAGAACATCAGCATTACTAAGAGCCATGAATAACTATCTCCTTTAAGATTTTTTTGTAATGGGGTACATCTATATTTAGGAACGGTTTATACTTCTTAATCTTTCGACTGACGGTTTCCCACACAGGGTCATTCAGTTTCTTATCGAAGTTTGTTCCATACTCAAATATTATATCATATATTACCATAGTTTCAAGTGATGTGTTACCCCCTAGATAACTCTTCAGTATAGGAGGGTGTCCTGTAGAACAATCAAACACATCATCAACCTTACTTCCATCAAACAAAGTATTAGTTTCTTCCTTAAAAACATATGAAAGTGATTGAACCTTCTTCTTCCAATCAACATACCTTGCTTCTCCATTCTTTATCATATCACCAATCCACATCGTAGCAGGATCTGTGGTGCTTACAAAATTAGATACGAAAAACTCTTCTACTTCTTTATCATTCTTCTGTCTTGCAAATTTCTCAAACCAAAACCTATCCTTTCTCTTATAGAAGGCTTGGTGTGTTGCTCTTGTCTTACCACGATACTTTATATAATCGTAATGGTCTTTAGTAAAATGATTTTTTAAAGAGAGATAACAACGGTAGGCATCAAAGGGCATCATAAAAAGGTAATAAGGTTATTTTTTTACTGGGAAATTTTTCCCACCTTTTTGGAATTAAATCGGCAATTTCGCACGGGAACTTCTCTTTAAGAAGTTAAGTTCTTGTGCCTCATACTTAATCTTTTCCTTTAAAGGTTTAGAGATAAGTTTAGGAACTGACTCTACATCAATACTATTATTATCACAAAAATAAACAATCGCATCAATGTAATTCATATCCTTATTAACTTGTACAAGAGATTCAATCTCCTGTGCAAACCTTGCGGGACAGAAAAATTTAGTCTGTAATACTTTTTCTAATTCATTCTTTGGCATCAGCTGTCCCAGTATTGTTAGATACAAATTCTTTAATATAGCGAACTAGAAGTTTAATATAATCCCCTTTGTTCCTTTTGTCAAATACTTTTACCTCACCACCAGGTGTTACCATGATAGTGATTAGTTTTTTAACAGGGATCTCAGTTAGTTCGTAGTAAGCAGCAGCATAAAAAGTCTCCTGAACAAAATAGTTCTCCAACCACTTCTCAGGTTTAATCTTTCCAGATGTTTTAAAATCTATGACTGCTAACTCGCCTTCATATTCCGCTATACAATCAACTCTACCCGCAAGACCTAAGTATTCTGAGTAAAGAGTTCTTTCTATAGCATGTATGTTATTTATCTTATCTAGATATGGCTTAGCATGATGAAACATAAACTTAGTAGCAGGTCTAAACTGCTCCCAATCTATTTCATTGTTCCTCATATACACTTCAACTGCTTCATGGAAATCAGTTCCACGAGTAGTTGCTTTCTTTGTGATACGATTTGCTTCTTCTATACCAACTCTCTTACGCCAGTCAATAAAGATCTGCCTATTATAAAAGGAAGTAACTGATGTAATAGAAGGAACCCACTGACCATCAGGCAACTCATAGAGTCTACAACCAGGAGTTTCTTTCTTTTTTAATTCAAGATCACCGAGATAATTACAATAAGTAAAGGTCATAAATTAAGTTCCATTTTAGCAAGAATGTATTCTTTAACTAATCCAGAGCGAACAATGTCCTCAACCCCGAATTCTACTATATCAACAGAAGGCATGATACGAAGGACTCTCATGAAATCATGGATACCATTACGTTCATTCTGTTTAAGTAAGTCAGTTTGAGTTGCATCACCACAGAACATGATCTTGGAACTCTCTCCTACTCTTGTCATTATACTATCAAGTTCATGATAATTCAAGTTCTGGAATTCATCTACTATAATAATTGCTTTATCAAGTGTAGTTCCTCTTAAGAATGAGGTGCTCCAGAAGTCAATTGTTCCTTGAGTTTTAAGATTACCATAAAGCATTTGGAAGTCTGCTTCAGTAGGTAACTCAAACATATACTTCACCATACTCTTGTATGGAATCTGATAGAGAGTAGACTTATCTTCATGATCACCAGGAAGAAATCCTATCTCCCTAGTTGCTACTAATGATCTTACAATGTATATCTTTTCGTAAGCACTAGTAGGATCTAGAACATCTTTAAGTGCATTGTATAGGGTAATAAATGTCTTACCTGTACCAGCACAACCATATGCAACAAGATTCTTGTTGCTACTATAGGATTCAAATAAAGTTCTCTGATTTTGAGTGAGGGGTTCAATGTCCCTCATCATATCAGCATTTATTGGTTTCTTTCTTTTCATCTGCTTGGCCGACATACTTAAACCTACCCCAATAGGTTGATCGGATTTCTTTTTACGTGGCATAATTATTCAACATCAAAGGCAGATTGTGTTTGAGATTCATA